TGACCCGCCGTATGGCCTTTCGCAAGAACCGGATATCCGCGAAGTCTTAGAAAAATGGCTCGCGGGCGAAGATTATCACCATCGTGGTGGCGGGTTTATGGGCAAAACGTGGGATTCGTTCGTGCCTGGACCGTCCCTTTGGCGGGAAGTCTACCGCGTGCTGAAACCCGGCGGCCATGCGCTTGTATTCGCCGGGACACGGACGCAGGATTTGATGACAACAGCGCTACGGCTGGCGGGTTTTGAGATTCGGGACGTCGTCGAATGGCTGTATTTCTCCGGCTTTCCTAAGTCGATGGACGTGGGAAAGGCGTTTGATAAGAAAAACGGTTCCGCACTGGCGTTTCGTGAAGAGGCCAAACGTTTTGCAGCGTATCTCAAAGAGTGCCGGGAAGCAAAGGGTTTAAGTAAAAGCGAAATTGACCGGATGTTAGGGCTTAATACGTCGTATTCGTGGTGGGAAGGACGGAAAAATGGTATACAACCGCCGAGCAAAGAGAATTATTTGCGGCTTAAACCGATTCTTGACCTTGACGACCGATTCGATGAATTTATCGAACGGGTAGAAGCCGAGCGCGAGAAAATCGGCGAAGGAAATGCAGGGTTGGCAAAAGGAGAGAGCCGCAGAAACGGAAGTCATATAGTCGGATATAAAGAAACCTACGACATAACCGCACCCGCAACCGACCTAGCCAAGAAATGGGATGGATGGGGAACTGCTTTGAAACCGAGCCACGAGCCGATTATCGTCGCGAGAAAACCGCTTATCGGGACTGTCGCGGAGAACGTGGAACGGTGGGGGACGGGGGCGATTAATATCGATGCGTGTAGGGTGGGTGACGAGGAGCGTATCAATCAACCGGCTGCGAATAAACCGGGCGGAAATGCGTTAATGATGAGCGCGAAGGGTATGCCGCAGAACGCGGAAGCACGGTTAGCTGTTGGCCGCTTCCCCGCCAACTGCATCACGACGGAGCCGGACGCCTTTTTCTCGCCATATTTCAACGTAACCCCGGAATACCTTTGTAAAAAGGCGAGCAAACGAGATCGAAACAGCGATTGGCGCGGTGAAGAAATCGGTGCGACCAACCGTCACCCAACCGTCAAACCCACTGACCTTATGGCGTGGCTGGTGCGGTTGGTGACGCCGCCGGGCGGAGTCGTCCTCGACCCGTTCGCAGGCAGCGGTTCGACATTAGTAGCGGCACGGCGTGAGGGGTTCGGCTTTATCGGTATTGAGCGAGAAGCCGAATATATCGAGATTGCGGAAGCACGGACTGTCATCAAAGAGTCGTTCAAATGACCGGCTTATTTTTGGAGCGCGGCATAAAGCCGACGGGAAACGTCCCATAGATGCAGAGGCGGGGGCGGGGGCGATACTTTGCGGAGAACGAAGTGATGTAAGGAGATGTGGAAGGCAGGTGACGGGGGATGAGTCTTTCGCTGAAGCAACAGAGGTTTGCGGATGAGTGGCTGATCGACATGAATGCGAAGATGGCTGCTATCAGGGCTGGATATAGCCCGAAGTCGGCGGAGCAACAAGGAAGCAGACTGTTGAGCAATGCAAAGGTTCGCGCATATATCGATCAGAGAATGGCAGAACTCTCGAAACGAACAGGTATCAATCAGGAACGGGTGATACGCGAACTGGCGCGGCTCGCCCTCGTGAACCCGGCTAATGTGGTTGATATGCTCACAGGCGAAATCAAGCCAACAGCGACGGAAGATGACCTTAACGCCGTGCAGTCGGTGAAAGTCAAAACCATCGGATATACGGACGACGGCGAACCTCTGGTTGAGCGCGAAGTGCGATTCCATGACAAAAACCGGGCGCTCGAATTGCTTGGCAAACGCTTTGGGATGTGGCTTGACCGTCAACAAGTCGATGTCCAAGGCGCGGTACAGATCGTCGATGACGTGCCGCAAAAGTCGGAGAAATAACGAGAATTCGCGAGATCGTGTAATTTGCACTTTGTGTATGAAATAAATCGATGATGCGGCTGATAAGTAGCGAACAAAATCGCTCGTAATGGTCAAATTCGCCTGATTTCGGCGTTTGAACGTCCAGACATATGTACAAAATTCGGGATTATGTACATATGTCCACGCGGAGGTGGTAGGGTTGAGATGCAGGTGCGGCTGACAGAGCTGATCGCGCCGAGCTTTTACGAGGTACATCACGCGATCAAGGAAGACGCTGCGACACACTTCCTCCTTGGCGGCGGCCGGGGCAGCACGAAATCCTCGTTTACGCCGACGGAGATCATCACGGGGATGCTCAAAGATCCGAATGCAAACGCCCTAGCGCTCCGGAAGGTCAAAGACACGTTGCGTGAGTCGGTGTATGAGTCGTTCGTTTGGGCGATTGAGAAGCTGGGTCTGGCTCACTTGTTCGACATGCCAGCGTCGACACTCCGGATCACGTACAAACCTACCGGGCAGAAGATCATCTTTCGCGGTGCCGATAACCCAATCAAAATCAAGTCTTTGCGACTTCGCAAAGGCTTTTTTAAGTTTGTCTGGTACGAAGAGGCGGACGAATTCAGTATCGAGGACATCCGCAGTATTAACCAGACGGCCCTGCGCGGTGGGCAGACGTACAAGGTGTTCTACACCTACAATCCACCCAAAAGCCGCAAGCGCTGGGTGCATGAATACAAGAGCAATCCGCCGGACGGCTGGTATGTCCACCACAGCACATATTTGGACGTGCCGCGCGAGTGGCTCGGCGAGCAGTTCTTTATCGAGGCCGAGACGCTCAAGCAGCGCAACGAGCTGGCGTACCGGCACGAGTACCTGGGCGAGGACGTCGGCACGGGTGGTGAGGTGTTCCGCAACCTCACGCTGCGCCGGATCAGCGACGATGAGATTGCGACGTTCGACCGCATCAAGCGCGGGCTCGACTTCGGCTTCGCAGCGCACCCGACGCATTATGCGGTCATGCACTTCGACGCCACACGGCGCCGGCTGTTCATCTTCTACGAGATCCACAAGGTCAGCATGAGCAATAGGGCGTTGGCGGACGCCATCAAGGCCGAGAACAAGAGCAATGCCCGAGTGACTGCCGACAGCGCTGAGCCGCGGACGATCGCGGAGCTTCGAAATCTCGGTCTCAACATCGCCGGCGCGAAGAAAGGTCCTGACAGCGTGGAGCATGGCATGAAATTCCTCGAAGACCTGGACGAAATCGTGATCGACCCGGTACGCTGCCCGAACACGGCGCGAGAGTTCGAAGGGTACGAGCTCGAGCCGGACGGCAACGGCGGATGGAAAGATGGCTACCCGGACCGGGATAACCACAGCATCGACGCTGTGAGATATGCGCTTGAGGATGAAATGAGATATGCGAAACTGCGGATTGGCAACAAGGCAAAGATTGGGGTGAGATGATGGCAATTATCCGAGATCGGTCATTGCTCCCGAACTGGAACGACATCCCGCCGGAGATGATCCGAAACTGCATACAAGAGCACTTGAAAAGCGTGCCGCGTTTGGACAAGTTAGAATCCTATTATCTCGGCAAACACCCAATATTGGCGCGCAACATGGACGCGAAAGGGCTACCGAATAACCGGCTTGTTGCCAACCATGCCAAGTACATTACGGATATCGCGGTTGGATATGTGATGGGTGATCCGGTCAAGTACGAGGGCGACGGGATAGACGATATTCTCGAGGTGTTCAAGCGCGGGGATGTCGTTTCGCACGACGCAGAGCTTGCAAAAGACTTGAGCATCTTTGGCGTGGGACGGGAATTGTATTACATGACCAGCGACGATAACCCGTACCCTCGACCGGCATTGATCGATCCGCGCCATATTTTCCTTGTTGTGGATGACACGATAGAGCATCTTCCGCTGTTCGGGTGTCATTTTTACGAAAAGCGAGACATCAGTAATTCCGTCGTGGGCTACTACGTGAATGTGTACACCGAAGGCGAGGTCATTCATTATTTGGTCAAAGACCTCGGCAGCCAGACATATGAGGAATTGGGCCGCGAACCGCACTATTTCGGCGGCGTACCTATCGTGGAATTTTGGAACAACGAGGAACAGCAAGGCGACTTTGAACAGCAAATCAGCCTGATCGACGCATATAACGTGCTGATGAGTGATCGTGTCAACGATAAAGAGCAATTGGTCGATGCGATCCTGAAACTCAAAGGCGTGTCGCTAGGCGACGATGAAGAGGAAGCAGGCCGCACAATTCGGCTTTTGAAGGAATACAAGGTGTTGGAACTTCCTTCTGGTCAAGACGCGGACGCTGCTTGGCTCATCAAGAATCTGTCTGAGTCTGATGTAGAGGTGCTCCGGAACGCGATTCGGGACGATATCCATCAGTTCGCTATGGTTCCAAACCT